TTCAAGGACGGGCAGCAGGTGAGCGAGGCTGCCAAGTATCGGTCTATCGACCGGCTGCTCGCGGGGCTCTACGTCTCACGGGCGGGGCTGGTCCGGAATATCCCGCTGATCAATGGTTAACATCCTCACCGGCCTCGACAAGCTGATTGCTGACGTTGCCGGGCCGCTGCTGTTTTCGGACGCCGTGCTGATCCGTAAAGCGCGCACGTCCGATGGGCGCGGCGGCTGGACGGAGACCGAGACCGAGGCGGACTGCTCGGCCCTCGTGGTCGATTACAGCGCGTTCTCGAAGTCGTCGCTGGGCATCCCCGACACCGACCGCAAGGTGATGATCCTCGGGCATGGCCTCTCGCCTGTTCCGCAGCCGGGGAACGTGGTCGTCGTTGACGGCTACCGCTGGGTCATAGTGGCGACGACGCGCGACCCGGCAAAGGCCGTGTACGAGTGCCAGGGCAGGCCAGATGGGGGCAACGCATGAGCGCTAGGGTGACAGTGCAGATCGATCTCACCCTTGCAGACGGCCTCTCGCAGGCCGCAGTGGAGCGTGGTGTGCGGGCGGCGACCATTGACGCCAAAGGCCTGATGATCGGCATACTGAGCGAGCCGGGCAAGGGCCGGGTCTACCGCAAGGGCGCCACCGTCACGCACCGCGCCTCTGCGCCAGGGCAGTCGCCTGCGCCGGACACTGGCCGACTGCGGGGCTCGACGCAGGGCGAGGTGTTCGCCACTGCCGAGGGCGCGCTGGGCATCGTGAGTGTCAACACTGAATACGCGGCCGCGCTGGAGCTGGGCACTGAGAAGATCGCCCCGCGTCCGTTCATCTCGCGCCTCGCCACCGAGTTCTCGCCCCGCCTCCGCGCTGTCTTCGCCCGCTTTGCGAGGTTGCCGTGAGCCGCCTCGACCGTTTCATGCAGATAGGCGGCGCGCTGTGCCTCGCCACGCTGGCAGCCGTGCTGCTGTTCAATCCGCTGCCCATCTGAATGCTCGACATCACCGGCGCCCTTTACACCCGCCTCTCCGCGGATAGCACCCTCACGTCCGCGCTTGCGGTCTACGGGTCAGGCCGCGCCATCGTGGCAGATCCTCCGCCCGCTGACTTGATCGTGGACGGCTCCGCGCCTGTCGTCATCATCGGCGGCGCATCCTCTGACGAGGCTGACGACACCTACACCGAGAACTACCGGCAGGTGACGGTCGCCGTGCGGCTGTATCACCGCCCGTCCGGTTCCTCGCTGCCTCTGGACACCGCTGCCGAGCGGGTCCGCACGCTGCTGCGCTCCTGGCCCTCCGGGGCCGTGACCGGCGGCACTCTGATCGACGCTGCCGTCTCCGGGCCGGTAGCGGGACCGACTGACGACCCCGCTGTTGAAGGTCGCATCGTGACTGCCCGGCTTCTTTTCAGGGAGACCTAGATGGCCATTGTTGCCAAGAATACCGTGGTTGCGCTTCACCGCAGCCCGGACAACACCACGTTCACGGCCATCCCCGGCGTCACGAATTTCGATGACGGCGGCTTCACCGCAGAGGAACTGGACGCCACCGACTACGACTCGACGGGCAACACCCGCGAGTATGTGAACGGCTTCAAGGACGGCCAGGAGGGCAGCTTTACGGTCAACTTCGACCCGGACAACGCCGTGCACCAGTCGCTGATTTCAGACGTGGGCGGCGCGAACGTGTACCTCCGCCACAAGTATGACGGCCGCTACCTGACGATCCCGGTGGCGATCAAGCGGACCTCCAACCCGGTCGAGATCGGCGGCATCCTGAAGATGACCTCACGTTCAAGCCGGCCGCCGCTGCAACGTGGTCTGACGTTCCGTAATGGAAACCCCCAACCACGAAGGCACCGTGACGCTCACCCATGGCGGGCGCGCGGTGCCGCTGAGGTTCACATGGGCGGTTATCCACGGGCTCCAGCAAGAGCGCGGGCTGGACGACTGGATGGCGGACGTATCCGCTGCCATCGACCGGCTCGACATGGACGCCATGGCGAAGCTGATGGCCCTCGTAGCGGGGGTCAGCCGCGCGGAAGCCGAGGCGCTGTGCGTGCCTGTCCTGCCCGCCAAGGAAGCGCTGCTGAGGGCGTGGTCGGCTGGCATGACGGGCAACGTTCCGCAGGCTGACGACGCGGAAAAGGCGATGCCCCAACTGACATCGTGGGGGCCGCTCTCGAAGCTGCTCTCCGCGCTGGTGTCGGCTGGGGCGAGTTCTGGACCCTCACGCCCCACGCAACCCGCACAATCGTGAGGGCCTATCGTGACGCGCTCGACGGCAATGTCGAGCTTGCCATGGCGGCTGCCTATCACAACGCCGCACTGTCGCTGGCCGATCCAAAGAAGTTCCCGCGCTCGTTCGGGGAATGGTTCGGCAAGCCCGTGAAAGAGCGGGCTGGCAAGGTCCAGTCAGAAAGAGAGATTGCCGCCGCGTTCCTGCATTGGGCGCTGAAGGCTGCGCCGCCGAAGGAAGGGGCTAACTAGTGATTACGACAGTCGGCGGCGTCCGCATGGTGATCGAAGGAGATGACAGCGACTTCAAGGGCACAATGCGTCAGGTCAAGCGCGATGCTGAGCGCACCGGCCAGACCATCACGCGCGAGTTCAAGAAGGCAGACGGCGAAGTCAAGAAGCTGAATAACCAACTGCGCGGCACAGCCTCCGCACTGAGCGGGCTTGCTGGCATTGTATCGGGCGGCATCCTTGCCGGCGCCATCATCCAGGCCGCAGACGCCTTCTCCGGGATGCGGTCCAAGATTGCGCTCTCGATCAGCGCGGCGGATGACTTGCTTGAGGTGGAGCGGCAGCTTTACCAGCAGGCTGTGGCCAACCGTGCTGCCCTTGAGCCTGTCGTCTCTCTTTACCAGCGCATCCGTGGCGCGCGGTCTGACCTCTCCAACGAGCAGACGCTTGAGATCACTGACCGCTTTTCCAAGTCCCTCGTGATCTCCGGTGCTTCAGCACAAGGCGCGGCATCGGCAACGCTTCAATTCAGCCAGGCCATCGCGGGTGGCGTCCTGCGCGCGGAGGAGTTCAACTCGATCATCGAGAGCAACGTCCGGTTCGTGAAGCTGCTCGCTGATAACCTTGGCGTCTCGGTCGGCGAGATTCGCAACCTCGTTAACGAGGGCGTGATCACCAGCGACGTGATCTTCAAAGCCATCAAAGAGAACGGCGCGGACCTTGATGCCGAGTTCACGAAGATCCCGCTCACCGTAGGATCCGCCCTCGTCAACGTCCGCAACGCCTTCACCAATTTCGTCGGCCTCTCCGATCAAGCAGGCGGCACGAGCGCCAAGCTGGCAGGGTTCATCAACTCGATTGCTGACGACTTTGACCGCCTGGCCGAAGTGGTTGTCGTGGCAGTGGCGACCATCGGCGGCGCCGTCGCAGGCCTTGCCTCGGCGCGGATTATCGGGGCTCTGGTGACGTTGACCTCGACGGCTGGCACTGCCACCACTGCCATGGCGGCGCTTCGGGGCGCGCTGGCGTTCTTTGGCGGGCCGATAGGGCTCGCAGTGACGGCTGTGGCTGGCGCGTTTGCTTATCTGGCGGTTACGTCGAAGGATGCGGCCGACCGGATCGATGATGTCAATGGCAGCATCCGGCGCTACAATCAGGCACAGGCAGACATTGCCGCCGACACTGAACTGCTGACCAGCGCGCAGGAGCGCTTGCGAGACGCCATCGAGAGTCAGGGTGACGCAGCCGTCGCCACGGCTACGCTTGAGGTGGACTCCATCCGGCGCCGCATCTCGAAGAACCAGGAGCTGGCGAAGACCTACGAAAGCCTCGCAAAGGCCCAGCTGGCGCAGGCGCGTGCCGCAACCGCGCAGTCTGAGCGGGAGCTATCTCGCAACCTCAACGTCTCATTCACAGGCGGCCTTGGCGCGCCCGCCTCCGGTGACGCCCTCCAGCGCCAGATCGACCGCTTCGTCGAGATGACCACGCGCGTGCAGGCGGCGGGTGGCCAGCTGAGCGAGTGGGATCGCGGCGTGCTTGAGCAGATCAGCACCCTGCGCAATTACGAACTTCAGGTCGCCGCTGCCAAGGAATCCATCGCGGCGCTTGGCATTGCGCTTGGCATTCCGGCTGCGGCGATCAAGGCCGCACCTGCCGCGATACGCGAGCTGACGGACGAGGAGATCAAGGCTGCCGAGGAGGCCGCCAAGGCCCTTGAGGAGGCGCAACTCGACCTGCTCGATGTGCTGGACGACGCGGACGAGTTTTTCCAAGGGCGGCGAGATGCCGCCACGCAGCAGCGCTATGACGAGTTCAAGCTGAACCAAGCCCAGCAAGATGCCGAGGCGCGGGCCGGAGCGCAGCAGCGGTATGACCTGTTCCTGCTGAACAAGGCCGCTGAGGACAAGCTCCGCGCTCAGATTTCCGGAGCCCTCGCCCAAGGGCTAGAGGAAGGCATCCGCTCTGGCAACTGGGGCGAAGCGTTCCGGGGCATCCTTGCCCAATCCACTTCGGACGCGCTCTCGAAAGCCGTCAACGAACTCGCCTCCGAGCTGGTCAACATTCTCGGCAAGGCCCTTGGTAGCGGCGGGTTCTCTGGCGTTGCTTCGTTCTTCGGCTTTGACGGCAACCGCGCCGCTGGTGGACCTGTGAAGGCCGGGATGCGGTACATGGTGGGCGAGCAAGGCCCGGAGATGTTCGTGCCGACCGTGCCGGGCATGATCCTCCCGAAGTCGGAGTTTCCGGCCAGCGCTGCGCTCGGCGGCGTGGGCGGGGGCGGCGTGTACGTTGACAACAAGTTCATCGTGCAGGGCTCCGTGACCGAGGAAGTGCTCCCCCGCGTGCAAGCCATGATGGCCGCGCAGGCGCGTGAGCTGCCCCGCATCATCGACAGCCGCGTGAAAGATTCGAGTCGCAGGGGCCGCTACTAGTGTCATCGCAAGAAATCTTCCTTACCGACCGCCTGAAGGACTGCTCCTGGCGCCTCATGCAGCGCCAGTCTGCGCCGTTCGGTCGTCAGACCGGGCAGGTTATCACCTACGGCGGCGCCTTCTGGGTCGCCTCGTTCCGCTACGAGAACCTCGACGGGCCGGGCTTGCGCGCCCTGTCCGCATGGATCGCGCGCCGCAAGGGCGCTGCCGTCAGCTTCACCGCCTATCGCCCTACCCGGATCAGTCCTGCGAACGGCGCCACGTCCAATTCCGGGCTTGGCATCTCCTCCGTCAACACCGCTGCCTCGACCATCGCGGCCACGGGCCTCTCTGCTGCGCTCGCGGCGGGCGACATGTTCTCCTATGCCACCCTCGCGGGCGGCTTCTATTGCGGTGAGGTCGTCTCGGTCGGTGCGATCTCCTCGGGAGCCCAGACGCTCACCGTGAGCCCCGCGCCTGTAGCTGCCCACGGCACGCCGCAGGCGCGGGTGTTTCAGGCCCTCGCTGAGTTCCAGCTCGACGGCGAGCCCCAGATCAGCGAGCCCCATGACCGGCGCTACGCCGTTTCGTTCAACGCCCGGCAGGTCGAGCGCGCCTGATGCCGCTGCCCCTGACGACCGACGCCCGCGCAGCCTTGGAAGCCCGCGAGGTCGCTATCGCATGGCTGCTCGACCTCTACACCGACGAGGGCACGCTGCGGTGTTGGGACCAGGCGATCCCGATCACCTATGGCGGCGACACCTACGAGGCGCTGCAAGACCGCTGGCGCATCGAGGGCGAGATCAAGATCGGCGCCGACCTGACGCCCGAACCGCTTACCATCGCCTTTGACGGCGCCCCCCAGACCGATGACGCCTCGTTCATTGGCCGCCTGCTGGACCGGACATGGCACCAGCGCCGGATGCGCCTGCGCGGGCTGCTGATGAACGTCAGCTCGAACTTCGTCACCGCCATCGGCGTCCACATGACGTGGAACGGCTGGATGGACACGATCAGCACGAGCGACGGCGTGGGCACAGCCTCGGTCGTCACCCTCAACTGCGAGAGCGGCATCCTGCGCGCCCTCGACATGAACCTCACCGCTTGCACCGACGAAGACCAGCGCCGGCGCCTCTCGACCGACCAGTTCTTCCGCAACGTCGCCCTGAAGCCTGCCCAGCAAGTGCCGTTCGGCACGAAGTGGATCAACATTCCGGGCGGCGGGTCGAGCGGCGGACCTGCCACGACCGGGGGCGGCGGAAGCCTGCCCTTCGGCATCACCATCCAGCGAGAATAGATGGCCGCACCTGATACCCTTACCACCGCCCGGCTTAAAGGCTGGGAGCAGCGCCTCTACGCCCTCACGGTGGCAGCCATCGGGCAGCCGCACGCATGGGGGCGTCATGACTGCGTGACCTTCGCGGCCGACGCCGTGCGCGAGATCACCGGGCACGACCCCATGGGCGACCTGCGCGGCACCTATGACAGCCCGCTGAGCGCGGCGCGCGTCATGAAGCAGGCCGGGGCGGACAGCCTTGGCGACCTCGCGGCGCTGCACCTTGAGGAGATCGCACCATCGCAGGCGCGGCGCGGCGACGTGATCCTGAGCGAGGGCGAGTTCCTGGCCGTCTGCGTCGGACGCACCGCTGTCGGCCCCTCAGAGCGCGGCATGATTCACGTCCCGATGGCGCAGGCCGTGCGGGCTTTCCGGGTGGGTGACTGATGCCGCAGGCAGTCGTCGCGGTACAGGCGTTCATTTACTCGGCGGCTGGCACGGCTGCTGCTGCCGCTGGCGCGTCGTCCGCCACCGCGGCGGCCATCGCCACCGCTGCCGTCTCGGTCGCCACCGCCACGGCTAAGGTCGCGCTGCTTGCGGGCCTCAACGCGGTCGTCGCCAACCAGAACAAACCCCGCCCGCAAGGCGGCCTGATCAACCTCACCATCAACCCGTCCGAGCCGCGCCGCCTGCAAGTCGGCAAGCGCATCAATGGCGGCGTGCTGTCCGACTGGTATGTCGGCGGCGCCAAGAACGGCGAGCTGTTCATGATCGTGTACCTCGGCGAAGGCCCGATGGGACAGATCACCAGGGTCTATGGCGGGGGCCGCGAGGTCTACGGCACTCCCCTCGTGCATGGCACGCGCACCGAAATCCCGGCCTATCGCTCCGTGGGCGACCGTATCCCCGGACGCCTGTGGATCACCTATTACGATGGCCGCCCCGGCCAGACGGCGGACAGCTACCTCGTCGGCAAGGGACTCGGCTGGACGACCAATCATATCGGCACCGGCTGCGCCTACGCCATCATCGAGGCGTGGTGGGACAGCGATAACCAGACGACGCCGCCCTCGATCACGTTCGAGATGGAAGGCGCCAAGCTCTACGACCGGCGCAAGGACACGACCGCCGGCGGCTCGGGCAGCCACCGCGCGAACGACCCCGCGACTTGGGAGGTCAGCAGCAACCCTGCCGTTGCCCTCGATCACTACCTGCTCGGGCGCTACACGGGGTCGATCAAGACGTTCGGCGTCGGTTTGGGTGCTGACGACGTTCCGTATGCGGAGTTCGCCGCGCGGGCGAACCTGTGCGACGAGGACGTAGCGCTTAAGGCAGGCGGCACCCAGAAGCGCTATGCGGCCAGCGGCTTCCTGTTCGCTGACCGCACCTATGCCGACACGATCCGCGACCTGTGCCGCGCCATGAACGCGCGCCCGGCCGATTTTGGCGGACGGATCGGCATCATCGACGGCGAGGAAAAGACCCCCGTCCTCACCATCGAGGACGGCGACGTGATCGAAAGCGTGCCGGAGGCCTACACGCCGAAGCGGAGCTGGGCCGACCTCGTGTCGGTGGTGCGCGGCACCTACCAGAACCCGGCGCAGCTCTATCAGGCGGGCGAGTATCCCCGGATCACGGACGCCGCATGGACAGCAGCCGATGGCGGCAGCCCGAAGGAAGCGACCCTCGATCTCGAAATGGAGACCGATGTGGAGCGTGCCCAGCGGCTCGCCACGCTGTTCGCCCTGCGCGAGCGGCGCCAGGCTCAGCTCTCGGGCACCTACAGCCTCCGCACCATCGAGCTTGAGCAAGGCGACTGGTTCATCCGATCGGGCGGGATCTTCGGAACCTCGCCCGGCAAGACCTTCGAGGTGATCGACCGGGTGCTCGACCCGCGCTCGATGACCGTGACGATCACGGCCTTCGAGGTGGACGCCGCCGACAGCGCGTGGGACGAAGCAGACGCCATCGACCCGCTGCCGGCGCCCATCCCCAGCACCGACGAGCTGGAGCCGATGGAGGTGCCGGACCTGACGGTCACCGGCATCACCCTGACTGGCACGGCAGCGCAACTCCCCGCCATCAAGGTCGAGTGGACCGAGCCGACTGACACGCGCGTCCAGCAGATCGTCATCGAGGCCGTGCCCGAAGCGGGCGGCGTGCCGACCTCGGCGCAGGTCGATTGGGCGACGGGTCAGGTGGTGTTCACGAGCGGGATCACCGACGACACCGACTATCTCGTGCGCGCGAAGTTCGTGGGCGATTTCATCCCGTCCGAGTGGACGACCAACTATGCCGTCACGACGCTGGGGGACTACTCCGTAGGCGCTGCAACCACGGTGCCGTGGTCTGGCGTGACCGGCGCGGGGCGCCCTGCGGACAATGCGACAGTAGGCGCGCGGGCGGGGACGAACCTCTTCCGCACGGATGGCGTGACTGTGCTGACGCAGGGAGACGTGCGAACGGCGGAGGGGACGGCGGCCGCGATCACCGGGCAGGGGGCGCTCGCCACGCTTGGCTCCGCCCCGTGGGCGACGAACGTTTCCGGCCGTCCGGCGAACCTTGCTGCGCTGGCGGGCACGGAGGGCATCAACAATGCGCTGGTGCCGGTGGGCGTCAACCAGCTCATCGATCACGATTTCCGGTTTGGCTCGACGTATTGGCGCAGCCTGTCGAGTTCCGGCAGTGTCAGCGCCGCAACCAATGAAACACTTTCGATCCGCCGCCGCACGCTGACCGGATCGGGCGTCACTGTTGGCGGCACCATCCAGCTCGACAGTTTCCCAGACATGGCCCGCTTTGCTTGCCGGGCCGGTGATGTAGTGGAAGCGTCGGCCTATGCCGCACAGTCTAACTGCTCGGCGGTTCGCGTCCAGATTGCCTTTCACAACGCAGCAGGCACTACAGTCGGCACCAGCACGCTCGCCTCATTCACTCCTGGCGGGAGCACTGCCAGCCTTGCGGACTTCACTCGCCTTTCAGTGATCGCCACGGCCCCGGCCAATACGGCGTACGCCCGGATCATCTTCACCGCAGTCGCCTCGACTTCGGCCCCCGTCCTCCACATCGCAAAACCGATGCTGGCTATTGCCAATTCCGGCCAGACGACACCGAGCGCGTGGAACCCCGGCCTTGACAATGCTCCGGGAGCGGATGTTACGTCCGCGAACACCGCTGCCGCCATC